GCCTGCGTATGTAACTGAACTACCCGATATTGCAACGGCTACACCCGCACCACCGTTAGCGGTGCTACTGCCAATTGTGCCTGCCGTGTTTGCACCACCGCCACCGCCACCATTGAAAGATGGACTGCCTGCACCGTCGCCGCCGTTACGACCTTGGTTTGCTGTGCCTGTTCCTGCTGTCCCACCACCCGTTGTTGTGCCTGTGCCACCGCCACCTGAACCGCCGTTACCTGCTGCATTTGTGCCACCGCCACGACCGCCACCTGTTGAAGTAATAGTTGTTAAACCTGTGCCAGCAATAGAACTATCAACGCCAATCGTATTTGACGCGCCGCCAGCGCCAACCGTAATTGTGTAAGTAACGCCGCTTGTAGGTGCAAACGGTGTTTCTAAACTACCGCCGCCACCCGTTGCAGTAACTGTGCTACGCAAACCGCCAGCACCACCGCCACCACCGTTTGATGTAGCAACCACCGCGTTACCGCCACCGCCACCACCAGCGACAACAAGATAATTAACAGCCGACGGAATGGTTGCCGCCGTACCACCTAGTTTAAAAAAAGTGAAGGTTGACGCCGACAATGCAAGTAAATAGCCGCCCCCATATTGCGCCAAACTTAGTGTGCCTGTTGTGTTGATAGTTACGCCTGCGCCCGCAGTAATCGTGCAAGCGCCTGCACCTTTATTTGCAACCTGAATAACATCGCCAACCGTAAAGATCGAGTTATTAACCGTAATCGTTGTAGCGCTTGCGCTATTCATAATCGTGCGCTTAGTCTCATCGCCAGCAATTAAAACGTAACTAGCGGTCTTATCTGATATCGGTAAATTTTGTATGTCGTTAAGTTGCGCGGCCGTCAAAACCTGACCAGCAACAAACGGAAACGGTGTTGTCATATTTGCCTACTTTACCCTAGAGCGTTGTCCGCGTTGATGATACCAAACGACAAATCATCAAGTATCAGCTCATAAACAATGACCGTTGGCGACGTGTAATAAGTGACGCTATGCCCGGTATTGACGCTGATCGTATGCTCAATGCCTTCGACTGCCAGTTCTTGTGCCAACTCCGTAGTCGTTACGCCTGACGTAAACGACTTCTCAATCGTGATCGTGTCGCCCACGTCAATTACGGCAACCGTGTCACGTTGCGCGCTAGTCAACAAAGCAAACGACGTGGCTAGTGACGTGTACCGTGCCTCGGGTTCAGGGTCAAGCAAATAGACCGCCAAGTCAAGTGCGGCGCTGTTGTCATGCAAAAGGCTGTTAGTGATGCTGTAAGTCTGCACAAAATACTTTGCCTGACTGCCAGCGTCGTCAGCGACCTGCGGATTGTTACTGCCAAGTATCTGTACGACTGCACGGTTAGTTACCTGATCGGCTTCAAAAGTTATGCCTACGCCGTTGTACGGAATGTTTGTTCCGTCGTCATGAAAGTCTGCTACCGACGGTGTGAGCGTTGTGCCTAGTCGAGCGTCAAACACTAGATCGCCGTCACGCGACATAAACAGACGACCCTGCTCAGCCTCATTTACGTCAGACAAATAACCAAGCACGTTTGTGCCTTGTGCAACCGTAAATGCCGCTGAACCGCCAAGCGTCTGTGTACCTGTAGCAATATCGCGCGTTAATGCTGGGAACGCAACTTCAGGCCGATTTAGTACCGCCGTGACTCGAGCGCTAGACAACTGCTCGCTGACGTTAAATTCGTCTAAATATGTTTGCGCTAACAGATAGAAATCGTCTGCACAAAACACGGTCACGGTGTCAAGACCGCCAAGCGCAAAGTTGTAGTCATAGTTGACAATTACGCCAACAAACAAATATTCTTTGACGTTTAGCGAACTGTAACGCGATAAGCGGACTCGACGCATAGGTGCAAGACCCGGTTGCGCTTGCGGTGTGTCGTAGTAAGGCGACTGCGTATCAAACGGGTTAAAAATGCCTGCCGTGTCAAGCATCGTAAACGACATAGTGCCAGCGCTAAATTGGTCGCCCTGATCGCGTCGCCCACGCTTAACCGTGATGCTGTTAACGCCGTCAAGCACACTCGCAAAATCTGTTGTACCGTCAAGCAAATATTGAGTGTTATTAAGTACGCCAGCGGTTGCGTCATCAAGCAAAAATGCGTCTTGTATAAAACCTGTGTCAATCTCTAAGTCATAGTTGCCACTAGCAACAACGGCTGTACCTGCCATTACGACGCAATCTGTAAGTCGAGTGGCCCGTTAGTGCGCTGGTAGGCCAGCAAACTGTTTAACACGCTTTGCCCGATCTCGGCGCTAGTTGACATACCGCCAGTCACGTTTATTGTTACGCCACCGTTACTGCGCGCTGCAATGCGTTCGGCGTTGCCTGACGTGGTTAAAGCGCCTTGAATAGTTACCAAATCGTTAGGGCTACCAATACCGCCACCGCCGCCACCGCCGCCACCGGCTCGACTACCGCCACCGCCGCCACCGATAATTGCTGGGGGCAAACTAGGCATACTTGGCAAACTAGGTGTGATACTGCCCGTGCCACCCTCTCGAGCCGCGCCACCGCTAGTCGCAGCGCCACCGCCACCAATACTTGGCAAGTTAATTGTTGGCAACGACGCAATGTCGGTAAACGGGTTAATTAAATTCATGCCACGAATAATTAAATTTATTGCACCAATGAACGAATTAGCCATTAACTCAAACCCTGCAATTAAACCGTTTATTACAAAATTTACGCCGTTGCGAAATGTCTCAAACTTTGTGTACGCAACTGCAAGACCAGTTACAAGCGCCGCAATGCCAATTGCAATGAGCGTAAACGGGTTAGCGGCCATAGCAAAATTAACTGCCAAGATCGCTGTTGCAATAGCGCTGATCGTGCCGGCAATAAACAAAAATGTTTTAGGGTTTTTTTGCGCCCAGTCAGCCATGCTTTGCAAATACGGCAACACTTTTTGCAACACGGGCAACAAACCTGCACCAATGCTTTCTTGTGTTTCAGCCAAACTATTTTTTAATATCTTAAATTGACCTGCAGCGGTGTTGGCAGACTTTGCGGCCGCGCCACCAAAGTTGTCATTTAACGCCATCATCACGGTGTCGAGTGATGCACCGTCTTTAATCATGCCTTTCATTTCAGGCGACAACGCTGCAAGACCTTTCATGTTGCCTGCATACGCCTTGGCAAGCGCGTCGCTTACCGTTGCAAGATTGTTGCCAGTTGCAGCCGAGATATCTTGGGCAAGCGATAGCGCGTCAGTAGCCTCGCCAACATTTTTTGTACCAACAAGCAATGCGCTAAAGGCTGGCCGTAACTCGCTGTCAGCCGTACCAGTCGCCCTCGACATAGCCGAGATCATGTCCTCAGTCGCTGCCACCGTTGCGTCAGTAGCACCGACAACGTTCTGCATCGTGTTAGCCAAGATCGCTTGTTGCTGTTCGTCCTCGGCTGCCGCCTTTGCAGCCAAGCCAAGCGCACCCGCAACTGCTGTGATCGCAGCCGCCGCAGGTACAGCCGCTTTGCGAATAGCAAACTGTGCTTTCTCGCCAACAGTTTCTAATTGCTTAAATTCTTTTATTGCTTTGTCAATGCCTTTGCCGTCAAACTCAGAAACAATTGGAATACTTAATGCCATTACAAACCTGCCTGCACAACGCGCATAGTTTTAGCAATCATCTTTGTCATCTCAGCTTCAATACCGCGACGCGCTTTATAAACAGCCGGGCCAATCAGTCGAGTGCGACCAGCGCTAACAAAACCAAGTGCGTTACCTAACCTGTTTGAGTTAGCGCGACCAGCCGTTTCAAAAATTGCTGCCGCTGGGTCTTTTTGCTCAATAAGGATTACGCCGACCGCGTTACGTCGAGTGTCAAAGCGCATACGCACGCCGTTAATTGCTTTGGCTGTTGTAAACGGAAATAGTTTGCGATCACGTTGCACCCAGTTGTAGCGCATACCTGATAGCGGTAATTCTTTGTACACGGCTTTGCCTGCCTGTATTGCTGGCTGTGCAATAGCGGTTGCGTCTGCCTTAAAATCTTTTTGCAGTTGCGGGTCAATTTTACGCAAAGAGTTAATCGTCTGCTTGACCCCGACGATCTCAATAGTTGTTGATGCTGGCATTGCGCTACCTCTTTTGCTTATTCAATAGCGTAATCACCGTTATCAGGTCGCGCGTGTCAAACTCGATTGTCGTAGGCCAATACCCTGTTGCGACTAACAGTTCTGCTAGTTGCCGTCGGTAACTGCCTACGCCGTATGGTTTGGGTCTGTCTCGTCTATTGCCTCAATCGTCATGTTTGGGTTTTCTTTAACCCAGTCACGATATGTTGCAGGCATTTTTTGGCCGCTAAGTTTTAGCAAGTTGTATGCCCAGCAAACTAGATCGGTGTAGCCGATACCTTTGCCGTCACTAATTTTGCGACCCTCGGTTTTTTCCCATTCGCAGATAACAAACATATTTGTTGTTAACTCGACTGGCTGTACGCCGTCTTGTAGATCTACTTTAAGTTTTAGTCTCATTGCCTTGTCCTGTTCTCGGCCAGTTATGGCGCGTTAGATCACGTTACGTCAACTGTGTATGCGCCACCCATCAGTTCAATGTCGTAGGTAGCCAACTCACCTAAGTTTGCGTTCATTACTGGCAACGCGCTTAGGTAAGTGTTTGTCAATTCAAAGCCCGGGTTAGTTGCGGTGTTTGAGCCTGATGCTGGGGTTACTTTGATGTAGCACTTTGTGCCGACGAGCGCTGACAATGTTGCGTAACTTTCCGACGATGCGTACGACGCATACAAAGTTAAGGTTGCGCTGTTTGATTGCAGGCCAGCGGTGTTAGTGCGTGCAGTTGAGCCAAACGCGGTGTCTTCAAGTGCCTCAACAACGTAGTTAACGGTGACTGCCGATACTTGGTCGGTGATGTCTGTTGTCGCTGCGCTTGACGCGCCTATGAGAACGACCGGATTACTGAGGTAGGTGGACGTAGGCATTGTGATTACTCCTTGATGTGTTAGTTATAGTTTTACCATACCGCAACGATATGCGTGTGTATGCTCACGTTGTTTGCGCTTGCAAGCCAACTGCCACGTCATAGCACGGATATTCTTGTCCGCCTATGTCGAGTGTGCCGGGTCTGCCCGACATTGCAATTACGCTTGAGCCAAGCACTAGCGCCGTGATCTGCAAAATTTCGCGCAACACGGGTAGCCCTGCTGGGCCGCTGCCAACAATTTTTATCGGGTAGTCCATGCGTACGATGTTGCCGTTGCCTGCGATGGTCGTAAAACTTGGCGCTGTAATAAACACACAATTAGGCACAAGTTTTGTCGGGTCGTTTACTACCCGTAAGCCCGTTACGGCTGTCAGCGTGGCGCTCAGATCGTCTAGCGCCTCATTAAACAGGTCTGAATACGGTGCAGGCACTACGCCACCGCAGGTCGGTCAATACCTAACAACTGTTTAACAATCGGTGTCATTGACTGTTGCGGTGCTGTACCCATGTTGTCAAACGACGCAAACACGTTCTCTAGGCTGCCTCGACTACGCCACAACGCCGCGCAATACATGATCGTGCCAAGCGTTACGTCACCGCTAGGCGATGTGCTCAGACTGTCGTTGTACCCTGCCTCAGCGCGACGGCGACTGCAAAACTGGTTACCAGCGCTTACGGCCTGCGTTGCCAGCGTGTAATCGTCAGACGGGTTAATTATGGATACGCCTAAATATGTCACCAAATTTGCAACGCTGACCCAACTACAGGTCGGCGTAAAACTTACAGTCCCAGCAAACGAGACTACAAATTCAACGTCAGCCCCGGTGCAAGCAAACAAAATTTGATTAGGTACAGCAACATTGACGTTGTAATTAAACTCGCCTGTAACGCCGTCAACGCCGACGTACTGATATTGCGGACAAGCCAACACGGTAAACGTGCCATTAAACGGTGCGCCTAACGCGCCTACAACTACGGTGTCGCCAACCTGTATGTCGGTTGGCTCGAGCGTAGATATGCAGGCGTAGTTATCTAGTAACTGTTTGCTGGCTGTTGAATAAGTTGCCATAAGCGGTGTTGCCGCCTACGACTAAGCGATCAGGATTGACTGAACCTGAGTGCTGTCTGCAATAAACGTTGATACGTAACCTGCGTACGAGAAGTTACGGCCAAGTGTTGACGGCAACTCGACTGACATTAAACCGCGTACTTGCTCGTAGAACTCAATTGCTTCGCCTCGTGCTACAACCAAAGTTGATGACGCAAAGTTTTTGTCAGCAACAAGTGTCAAACCAAATGGATTGAAAGTTGACATTTGTGTGATGTTTGCTGTGCCTGCTGCGTTCATGCCTTGCAATCCTGCTGCACCAACGTACGGGAATACTGGTCGTTTGTCAGCGTCTAACTGCTTGCCGAGGTATAGCCATACGTTTGGATCAACGAAACAATGATCAGGTAGGAAGTTTGTTGCAGTCAAAATGTTGTATGCGGCTGTGTAAAGCGCATTAAACAATGATGATGGGTCTGTGCTTGAAACTGTCCATGTTGAACCTGACGCTGTAGCGCCTGCGGTGATTGCGTCGGCTGCAACGTTATCGCTGGCCAACATGTATTGGCCAACAAGGTCATTAAGAATGATGTTGAGCGATGCTGGGTCGGTGAAGTCAACGTCTTGAATTGACAAAGTTACTTGACCAGCCAACGTTGTTTTAGTAACGCTGTTGCTAGCAATAACCATTGTTGTTGCTGACGCTGCAGCAAATTCACTTGATTGCGCCGCTACTGATGTGTGCGTTGTAATCGTTGGGCGCACAAATGTTTTTGATGCACCGTTGTTTGGCATGGCTCGAGCGCCAATTGCGTTTACAACTGGTCGGATAAAGTTAAGGTCTTGAAAGACAGGCCCAAGAACTGGAACTGGCAACAAACCCGGTGTATCAGTTGTTGCAATGTCGCCTGCGGCTGCTTGCAACGCTGACTGGTTTGACTTAACAAATTCGTTAGTTGCGCGTGCAACGTTTTCAAATGTTGTGCCACCAATGTGCATTGCTGCAAAGTATTCGCCCGGTGTTGGCAAATTAAATTTACGTGCAGGTTGCGCCCACAATTTTTCTGTGGTTGCTTGCGCTGCCTCGACTACTGCTGTTTCGTTTTTGTCGGTCATGTCATTGTCCTTTTGTTCTTGTTGTTCTGATTGTATAGCACTTGTCAATTCGGTTTCGGGGATACCTTCGGCTACCTCGTCGGGTGCGCTGGCCGCAACCTCGGTAATGACTGCACCGCTAAACGCGCCTTCGCTCACGAGCGACAATTCTTGCCATGTGGCCGCCTCTACGATCATTACGCCTTCCTCGTCGTAACTGAATTTTGTTGGGGTTACGCCTACTGATACTGCGTCAATAACGCCGTCATTTGCAAGGGTAAGTGCTTCGTCGCCTAGTCGAGTGGCGCTGATCTTGGCCGTAAACATCATGCCCTGTGGCGTGTCCACACGCTCAACTACTTTGCCAACGATCTGATTGCTGTCGTGCTGCATAAATAGTTTCGGGTCGCGCCCCGTGACTGGCAACGACCCTTGCAAAAATCGTACCTTAGTACCGTCATTGACGGTTGCTGTTTCGTCGTATGTGACGGCTACGCCTGAGATTGAGCGCGACGGCAAGCCCTCTGCCGCCGCTGCATCAACCGTGATCTGTGTGGGGGTTAATCTGATCATGTTGGTGATACTACTCTTTCGTTTGTTTCGGTGTTGTCATAGTCGCCCATTGCATATTCGCCCGACAAATATTGTTCAACGTCGAATTCAACCATCGTCCCGTTCGGCAAAATGTTGTTTTGACTTAATGTGCCAGCGATGCAATCTGCGTAGGCGCGTACGCCAAATGTCCACAAATCCATGCGCGCTTCGGCGCTTGACTGGTACGAGTAACTGCCAACCGACACGCCTGCAAGGTACGGCGGAATGTTGCAAAGTCGAGCCATTTCCATTGCTTGAAATTCGGCGCTGTCAATTAAAAGCATTTTGTCAGGGCTAGTTGCAGTTTCTGTGTACGACACAAACTCGTTTAGCGCCGCTGTCTGATTAGTTTCACGCGCCGCATTAAACGCCGCTGCAAGATCGGCTAACTCTTGTGCGCTCAATGGCTCGCCACCTGTTTGTCGCAAAATGCCAGCCGGAATTGCTGACGACGAGTTGCGGTAGCGTGCGGCTTCAAGTTTTAGCGCTGTGGCAACGGCTGTTTCGCTCATGTAAATAATGCCTTGAATTGGCGACAAGAATTGCACAACGTCGTTTGGGTCTAGACCGCCACCGTTAAACACAATGTCTTTTGACGGCGCAAACCAAACTGGCCCAGCCTGATCAAGTGTTTGCACCATTGCCGCAGGTAGTCGAGTGTAAGACGCTGGGTAGCCGTCAGCGGTGCGTGACGTGATGTACCAAAACGCGCGACCAAAAAAGAAAAGATCGTCAAATGTCCATGACATAATAAAATTATTTGGCAGGGTTGGGTCTATACGTCGCAACCATGTGCGCGGCGCTAACGGCATTTTTTCTATTTCTTGACCGTTCCACATTTCGGTGTACATTTTTAAATTCATGCAACCGATGACGCTGGCCATGAGATCGCGCGCTCGACTAATGGTTGGCACACTCATTGCACGATTACGTGCCGTGCCTTCAACGTACGAATAATATTGACCGACCAGTTGTGCGCCAGCGTTGTTGTTTTGGTAAAACGTGCCACCGGCTGCGGCTGCTTTAGTTGGCTGCGGTGAAATAGCGGCTTTTTTTATTGACCTGTTAAAGATTGCCATTTGCTAAGTATGCCACCAAACCATTTGCGCGTTGTGTATAGGTGACCGCCGCAAACGTAACCGAGAAAGCATAGGTAAACGACGGCCACCCGTTTTGCATACTAGCCACTAGCCACAACGATCATAGGTTTACCTGTTGCGGTAGGTCGGCTTGCAAGTGCGGCGCACCAAACTAAACATCGTGCTAACTCGATCGGCCCGGGTGATCGCTGGCTAGATAGTGCAATGCTGTTTTGACTGCGTACTGCAACGGCGCGTTGTACGTGTTCAGCCAACATATTTTCGCCTGTATGCCACAACAGTTTTTCGTGAATCATGCTTTTGATGCGTGGCGTAAATTTGAGTATCTCGCCATAGCCCACGATCGCACGGCGACGCTCAAGCGCCAACGGCCAATGAATATCTATAGACGGACTAATCGCAAATTTGATTGCCGTGTTTTTGGCTAGGCGCTCAACGTGTTGCAACATTTCGTCGTATGTGTCGCACACAAACTCAACGGTCACGACGGTGCGCCGATCGTCAAGCACAACGGCTCGAGTAGCAAAATAGCGGTCGTCAGTTAGCGAAGTTTCTATGGCAACTGTGCCACCGTCAGGCATCGGGTCTGTGTATTCCAGCTCAGGCCACAAACCCGGTGCTATCCATGACTTGTCTGACGCAACCCAAAGGTTGCATGACGCACGCAAAAATGATGCGCGGTCAGGGTTCTCGCTCTCGGCCTCAATCGTTTTTAAGGTAAGCGTTTTGCCTAGCGCTGGGTTAGCCCAACCCCACGCGCGACTGTCCATAGGCGATACGTCAGGCGGCGGCGACCACTCCGCAAAATACAACGATGACGGCTCAGCACGATCTATAGACCTAAGACCCTGTTCTCTCCAGCGTTGCATCGCGGTGCTGGCCTCTGTCCCCGCTGTTGACCAAGCACTCAAAAGTGGCGAACGTCGAGCGCGCTGGGCAGGCAATAAACCGCCGTCAATAACCGTTGACCCAATATCCCAAATCTCGTCAGCCACGATCAGGTCGCACGACATACCGTGACCGACACTCGAGTTGGCTGCACGAATAAACCATTTAGACCCATCAGGCATAGTCACCTGATTACGGCCATAAGACCGCATAAGTTTTGCACCAAACCTGAGTTCAAGAATGTCGGCTAATTTGTCGTACAACATGACTGCCAAGTCAAGACGATGCGCGGTAGATAGCACGGTTTGCGGCAGCCCCCGGTGCTTAGGCATCTCAGTCAGCCACCAGCCGACAAGCGCCGTCAACGCAACCGTCTTACCGTTCTGCCGTGCCGTGCTGACCATAGACATACGATGCAAAAAATCTCCGTCGCCGTCAAACAACAACTGACCGTCAAGCACACGCTGTTGCCAAGGCATCAACTCCATACCAAGATGCTGTAAAGCCCAGCCCCCCACCTCAGCCCCAAACGAACCTGACGCATCAGGCCACACAGTCTCGAGCCTCGGCTGATCTCGGCCAGTTACCGCCAGTTCAGGCTGATCAAGGGCACTTGAGAGATTTATGGAATGGGTC